AGAGATAGCATTCAGAGATGAGTGTGCTAATGTTGAGACATTTGACGAAGTATTAGATTTAGCATCACGTATCGCTAAATATCAGCAGGAACAGGTCTCGGACAAATCAACCTCCCAGACCGACGAAGAAGGTGCTGAAGAAGCACCATCAACAGAACAAGGTAGCGGTGGTCAAACCCAATCTTCACAGGAAGAATCAACAGAATCTAAGGATACACAGGGTCAAGAGGCACCTACCAATACAACTCAAGAAGACGGTCAAGAGTCAGAGGAGACATCTAATGATGCTCCCACACCTGCACAACCTAATGGAAAAGGTACTACAGGCGGTAAGGCACATGGCGACGACTTGGAAGCAGTTACTGATTCACTCCTAAAAGAATCCATCCAAAACCTTGTTGACACCGAGTCTGCTCCTATCACATACATCAATACTCCAGAACTTTTACTAGACAAAGTTATAGTAGAGACTCAGGAGTGGGTTGACGTACTAGAGGAGTACTGGACTAAGTACGAAGGTTTTGATTTCGCAAAGATTGATTCAGAGTGGGCAAGATATAAGTCACAATCATCAAAGGAAGTAAACTATCTCGTCAAAGAGTTCGAGATGAAGAAGAGTGCTTCAGCATACGCACGTACCACAGTGTCTAAGACAGGTGTTCTAGATTGTTCTAAACTATTCCAGTACAAGTACAACGATGACATCTTCAAGAAGATCTCAGTGACACCTGATGGTAAGAATCATGGTCTTATCTTCAACCTAGACTGGTCTGGTTCTATGAGTCACATCTTGTTCTCAACCATGAAGCAGTTACTAAACCTCATTCAGTTCTGTAACAAGACAGGCATCCCATTCGAGGTATATGCCTTCACTAATGAGTGGGATTCAGAGAGTGTACAGAAGGTTAAAGAAGTCAAAGAGAATGAGATCACTATTGAGAAATTCAACATGATCAAGTTTGCTAGCAGTGACCTAAAGAAGAGAGACTTAGATAAAGTCATGAAGTATATGTTCAGAACTGCCTTCGCTATGACATACAGAGCAGCAGACTACAACATACCTTACAAGTTATACCTATCAGGCACACCACTTAACGAAGCGATCATCTCAATGAAGCAGATCCTTCCTATCTTCCAGAAGAAGAACAAAGTAGAGAAGTGTCACATCATCAACCTAACTGACGGTGAGGGTTCATGTGTTATGAGAAACAAGAAGTGGGGTCACTATGACTACGACAAACTTGTATCAGGTCACATCGGTGACTGCCAGTTACGTGACCGTAAGGTAGGTAGAATCTACAAGACTTTTGGTTACTCTTACTACGATTCTAGTCACACAGATATCTTTGTTGAGAACCTAATGGATAACTTCCCTAACACTAACGTTATCTCTATCAGACTATGCTCAGGTACTGATTTCAACAGAGTATCATACAACTGGGAGTTCGATGAAAGAGAAAAGAACAAGGCACAGTGGAGAAAGCACAAGTCATTCATCGACATGAACTCAGCATACACTAGATCACTCTATATACTAAGTAATAGTCTAGATGATTCTGACAATGCTTTTGAAGTCAAGGAGGACGCACGTAAGCAAGACATCTCCAGAGCATTCAAAAAGTCACAGAAGAACAAGTCAACATCTAAGAGAATATTGAATGAGTTCATCTCCGTTATAGCATGAGACCACAAGTACATAGTCTGTTCCCTACCCCTGTCTTTCAGAGTGAGATACCTCTGAGGCAGGGGTGGTTGGATTTTATTAAGACTCTAGAATATGATAGGACATCCATGGATAATGGATACATCTCTCACTCTAGAGATATATTCAGCAATAAAGAATTACGTTCACTGAAGCATGAGATATCTGACGCAGTAAAATTCTTTGCTCATCAACAATTAAAGGTGTCACAGTACATCTATATTGATGTGTGTAGGTCATGGGCAATCAGGCACCTACCTAATGACTGGGCACAGAACCACTGCCACATGAACAGTGTATTCTCAGGTATATACTACCTAGATGTGACAGAGCATAGTGGTGACCTAGTGATAGAGAAGGGACAGCACTACACTAATTGTTTTATGCCTACCCTATCACCTGATGTAGATTTCTTTAACAAGTACACACAGCAGAACTGGAGACTTAAACCTGAGAACGGTATGCTAGTAGTGTTTCCATCGCAGATCATTCATAACGTTGAGAAAAATAAAACAGACAATGATAGATATGCTATAGCATTCGATGTATTCATACGTGGTAAGTTTGGTGAGTATGGTGGGTCAGATGTGACAATAAAATAAGTGTCCACTAGGCATAGACATCTGTGCATACGCAGTGTATTATTAATACATAAGCAACAAACAAACTCATGACAGCATTCACACCAAAATACGAAGAATCAGATTTCTACAATCTTCTTTCACAGAAAGGTATTGACAAGAACAATATCCCAAGCACAATTCTTCCAGAGATCGCACAAGCACTTGGTGTAGAGAAGTCATCATTGACAAGAAGAATGCGTAGGTCATTCAACTTCGAGTTCAACCCACAGTCTCAGTCATGGTCTCAGGTTGGCACTATGAAGAAGGCACCTAAGAGAGTAGCACAGGTCAAGAAGCAACTTGAGAGAGTCATCGCACAGACACCTGACTTGCCAACTCAAAAAACTTCTGCTAATGTAAAGACAGAGAAAGCAGTAAAACAAAACTTGGTACCTATCAAAGACGCTGAGTTTGTACCATTCGGTAACTTCAACGATGTCAAGAAAGTGTTGAGATCTAAGCAGTTCTACCCTATGTTCATTACTGGTCTATCTGGTAACGGTAAGACATACTCTGTAGAGCAAGCATGTGCTGCTCTAGGACGTGAGTTGATCCGTGTAAACATTACTATTGAAACTGATGAGGATGATCTTATTGGTGGTTTTCGTCTTGCTGATGGGGACACTGTTTGGCACAATGGTCCTATCATAGAAGCACTTGAGAAGGGTGCTGTGCTACTACTTGATGAGGTAGACCTAGCATCTAACAAGATCTTATGCCTACAATCTATCCTAGAAGGTAAAGGTGTATTTCTTAAGAAGATCGGACGTTATGTAAAACCCGCAGCAGGATTCACAGTGATCGCTACTGCTAACACTAAGGGTAAAGGTTCTGACGATGGTAGATTCGTAGGTACTAACGTACTCAACGAAGCATTCCTTGAAAGATTCCCTATCACATTCGAGCAGGACTATCCTACACCTGTGACCGAAGCAAAGATTCTTGCTTTCCACTGTGAGGACAAGGACTACATCAAGAACCTATGTGACTGGGCAGACATCATCCGTCGTACATTCAAGGACGGTGGTATTGATGAGGTGATCAGTACACGTAGACTTGTACACATCGCTAAGGCATATGCTATCTTCGGAGACAAAGCAAAGGCAATCTCTACTTGTATCAACAGATTCGATGACGAGACTAAGCAGTCATTCCAAGAGTTGTATGACAAGGTAGATGCTAATGTTGATTTCAACGTTGACAATCCACAGACAACAGTGTAATATAGATTATGGACAAAGATTCAGCAACGCAAATGCTACGACAATCTATCGAAAGCATGGAAGAACAAACAATGGGTATCAATGATGGTACCCTACGTTGCAAGTACAATGAGGATGAAGCACTGAAGGAAGCTTTGGATTATATCACAAGCACCTATCAGGGTCACTACACCTCAAAGAAAACCAACGTACAAACTCTAGACCTTATCGAAGCAGTGGGTGATGCCCCTGCTTTCTGTCGTTCAAATGCTATAAAGTATTTGTCTCGATACGATAAGAAGGGATTCCCTAGCAGGGACATTCTAAAAGCAATTCATTATTGCGTACTCCTATATCATTTTACAGAAAAACAACGTGAAGACTTTGAACCCTATGAAACTATCTGATCGCACCATCAGGATCTTGACCAATATGTCTAAGATTAATAGGTCGATCCAATTTAAAGAAGGTAATGAACTATCTTCTCTATCAATCCAAAAGAATGTTCTTGCTAAGACAACAGTAGAAGAGACATTCCCACAAGACTTTGCCATCTATGACCTAGATGAGTTCCTAAAGGTAATGAGTCTTGCTGACAATCAAGGAGATCTTATCTTTGGTAATCAATCTTTTGTGACTATCAATACTGATAGAACTAAAGCAAAGTATTTCTTTGCTGATCCTTCTATTGTACAGCAACCTCCTGAGAAGTTCCCTGTGCTACCTAGCATTGAGTGTGAGTTTGATCTTAAGATCACTGACCTTAACAGGATCAGAACTGCTCTATCAATCTATGGTCACCTAGAGGACATTGCTATTGTTGGTAAGAACGGTAGTGTATCTATTGAGATCAGGGACAAAGAAAATCCTTCATCTAATACTTACTCACTTGACGTAGGTACAACAGATGCTACATTCTTATTTGAATTGAAGTCAGAGAATATCTACAAGTTAGATTATAGTAATGCTAACACAGGTTACAATGTAAGGATCAGTAAATCTGGTGCTAGTCAATGGGTCTCCTCCGATGGAGTTGTTTATCTTATTGCTCTAGAACCTGATTCAACTTATGAGGAAAATTGATCTAGCGGTATACGATGATTTCGTATCACCATCATACCTAGAAGATATACAACGTGCGTGTGATCCTGCTAGTACCCCATGGTACTTTCAAGGGTCACAATCTCTTGAGACATATGATGATGCCTTGATAGAAGACTTTGGTTTTTCTATTGGTCTACTACCACCATGGCAACCAGATAAGTTTGAAGAGACTCCTATAGCAACGTTGATTAAACCTCTGGTATATCGTATCAAAGATATAGCAAAGGCAGATCATATTTTAAGATGTAGATTAGACCTGACAGTTCTACATGACAACTATCTACATCCCCCTCACATTGACATAGACCAACCACACGTGGCATGTATAGTATATGTCAATGATAGTGATGGAGACACAGTAATCTATGACCACAAAACTAAGTGGGCAAAGACATATATTGAAACAGGCAACCTA